GAAGCAGCCGAATAGGAGAGGAACTAATATGGCTTATAAAGTATGTAAATATCGGCTGAATGCTGATGGAACAATACCAGACTTCTTGCACTTTGGGCATAGCCCAATGGGTATGCATGGAGTTTATGTAGTAGTAGATGCTGATACCGCATCACCTAGAGATAATGTTATGATAGGTATTGTTAAACATGAGGGTAGTGGAGACTTTACTGAGATTGCTAGTAAGTCTGACTTACAAACATATCTAGCTTCTGTGTCAGGTGATTGGACAGATCCAGACCCAACCGACAGTGATCCAGATAACACTAAGGCATTTGATAACGCAGCCCACGCTACAGTAGTTTGGGACGCATTAGATGCTTGTAATGCTACATTGTAGGAGTTACTGGAATGGACGAAATATCACCAGTAATTTTCTGGAACGTAGTACTAACGCTAGTTATTGGTCCAGCCATTTGGATGTTCAGGAATCTTATGGCAGAGGTTAAACGTATAGATATACTTTTAAATAGAACTAGAGAAGACTACTCCACTAAACAGGAGTTAAGAGAAGATATGCGTATGGTATCAGAAGCTCTACATAGGTTAGAGGATAAGCTAGATAAGGTATTAGAAAAAAGGTTATAAACAATGCAGATGTTTCAAGGATTTAAACCAGAAGGCATGAAGAAGATACAGGAAAGCATGGGCTATACTGGACCTGCTGATCAGTTTGAAGCATACCTACAGTCTAACCCAGCTGCACAACAGCGTATGCATTCGTATGTAAACAAAGCTATGCACATGGCTAGTGGTGGTTATGTACGTAAGTTTAATACCGGCGGTGTTAATACTGCTCCTCCACCTCCTGATCCATTTAATCTACCTGAAGGTTTTAATGCACAAAGCTATTTAGAAAATAATCCTGATGTTGTAGAAGCTATAGGTAAGGGTCAGTTTAGTAGTGCAGAAGATCACTTTAAAAAGTTTGGCGGTGGTGAGCAAAGATTAACTCAACTACCACAAGGATTTGATCCAGCAGATTATGCAAGACAAAACCCAGATATATATAGTGATCAAGCATCAGAGGAGAATCAACTTACTCCAGATTCAGGAGGGGGTATATCTGATGCTGATTTAGCTAGAGTAGGACTAGATCATTTTACAAAGTTTGGTTTTAAAGAAGAAAGATCTCTTGGTTTTGGTCAGCAACCACAGACTACAGTACCATTACCTGATGCTAGAGATGAGGTATCAGCAGATGGTACAGGTACAGGAGCAGGTACAGGTACAGGTACAGGAGCAGGTACAGGTACAGGAGCAGGTACAGGTACAGGAGCAGGTACAGGTACAGGTACAGGTACAGGTGCTAGTACAGGTACAGGTACAGGTGCTAGTACAGGTGCTAGTACAGGTACACAACCTATACAACCTGATCCTAATCGTACATTTGCCACATTTCAAGATTTGCAAAATGCACCTAGAGAAAGTTTAACTCCTGAACAGGTGCACATACTTAACTTTTATTCTAATACTCCTGAACAACAAGCAGCTATAAATGCAAATCCAACATTTAGTAATGCACAGCTACCTGTTGGACAGTATGAATCGGGTGTACGAACAACTGCACCTACGCAACAGGACACAAGTGGTACAACAGGTGATACAACAGTTAGCACAGCCAGTAGTACAGGTTCTGTAAATGGCCTAGCAATAAGAGGAAACAGATCTGACGTAGCAAATGAAATTGAAAATGGAAATACTTTTGGTGTAGACCCAGCTACGTTAGAAGGTCTAACAGATGAGCAGAAAAAAGATAAGTATGCAGAGGCATGGTACAATTCATTTGGTAATCAAGAAGGTGTTAATCCTAATACTGGTTTATCAAATACACCCAGTAACTTTGACAACGCATCCGATTTAGTAATTATAGACTACCTAGATCAGTTTCCTGATTTGCAAGCAGCATTTGGATCTCGTCCATATAGCCAAGCTACACTCGCACAGGCTAGATCACACTACGCACAGTTTGGTAAAAAAGAAATAGCAGATGGTGGTAGAGCAGGGTTAGTAGTATTTGACTTAACGCCTGAGCAAGCAGAGTTAGTACGTTTTTCTAATGATGCGTACAAAGATTTTACACCTGAAGAAATAAGGCGTACTTACATTGCAATGGGTGGTAACATACCTAACTTTGATAGGGGTGCTACACTACTTAATGGAGCACAGTTACAATTACTTAGAGATGAGTTTGACGATCTAGCAGGACTAAATGACTATGAATTGCAACAGCACTTTCTACAGTTTGGTAGACAGGAAATGCTGGATGGCACAAGAAAGAAACTTCCTGCTTTAATACCTCCTACATCTCCATATACAGGTTTAGATAGTATAGCTGACATAAGTGCAGCTAGATTAGAAACTCCTGTACTAGCAGATGGTACGTCTTTAACCGCACAACAGATAGGAGGACCAGCAGGTGCAGTACCAGCAGGTACAGATGTAGTTAGTACTACTGATAACAGGTTGGCTACAACAGATCCAAAAGCTACGGCAGGTAGTGCAAATGTTCCAACAGGTGCTACAGCTACAGCAGAAGGTTCATCATTAGCACAGGTAGGGGATACAACTAACACAGCAACTGGTGTTCAGGGTGTAACAGGTGCTACAACAGGACGCACTATGAGCCTGACTCAAGCTAAACCAGATACAGCACAACAAACTACCTCTGCTGTAACAGGACAGACTGCTGAAACAGGAACAGGTGTAACTATTGATCCTAGCACACAAGTACAACGTGCAGGTATAACAACAGCAGAGACAGTCACACCAGCTTCTAAAGCATCTGAAGCTGCTGCGTTTGTAGAACAGATAGTTGCACAATCAGCAGACCCTACTGCCTCTGCTACAGTAGCTGGGCAAATGACTAAGTTACTTGCTGACTTTGATACAGTAGATGCTAGTGGCAATCCTGTAAACCCACCTTGGGCTGCTGGAGCAATGAGGGCAGCTACTGCTGAGATGGTAAGGCGTGGGCTAGGTGCTTCCTCTATAGCTGGACAGGCTATTGTACAGGCAGCAATGGAAGCAGCATTGCCTATAGCACAGGCAGACGCACAGATATTTGCACAGTTTGAAGGGCAGAACTTATCCAACAAACAACAGATGGCAGTCTTCTATGCACAGCAACGTGCTACTGCTATTGGGCAAGAGTTTGATCAGAGTTTTCAATCACGAGTAATGAACGCAGCAAAGGTATCAGATATTGCAGATAAGAACTTTACTGCACAGCAACAGGTACAGCTAGAGAATAGTAACATTGTAAACACAATGAACTTAACTAACTTAAGCAACAGACAAGCTGTACAAATGTCTGAGATTGCAGCACTGGCACAGTTAGATATAGCTAATCTGAGTAATAGGCAACAGTCAGCCGTACAGGAAGCACAAGCATTTTTACAAAAAGATATGACTGATGTAACTAATGCCCAACAAACTACAATATTTAATGCACAGCAACGTATACAGTCTCTGTTTACTGACAGTGCTGCTGACAATGCACGTAAGCAGTTTAATGCTTCATCTGATAATCAGTCAAATCAATTCTTTGCTAACTTAGCTACACAGACTAGTCAGTTTAATGACGCACAAAGGAATGCTATAGAACAGTTTAATGCTGGGCAGGACGGTACGATCAGTAGATTTAATACAGAGATAGAGAATCAACGTGATCAGTTCAATGCACAGAACAGACTAGTCATTGATCAGGCAAATGCAGTGTGGCGTAGGCAGATAGCTACAGCAGATACAGCTGCTCAGAATCGTACTAATGAATTAAATGCTTCAGCTTTGCTAGACATATCTAATACAGCTTACAGTGATCTATGGCAACAGTATTCAGATATGATTGAGTATGCATATACCTCTGCTGAGAGTGAGCTAGAAAGATTAAATGTGTTAGCGGTAGCTAATCTTAGTGCCGATGCACGTAGGGACGCTGCCGATGCAACAAGCAGTTCAGCAGCTGGTTCTGCTATAGGTAATTTAATAGGTACTCTTGGTGCTGCTTACATAAAAACAACTTTTTAAGGATTAAATATTATGCAGACAAACCATACAAAAGATATATATAATAGAGTTATGAAGATGCAAGCTCCTGAAAACACAACACCAGAGCCTAAAGGATTGCTTACACGTACTTCTAAGAAGAACAGTACTACAGTAACAGATATAGATATTGTTCGTAGTTACGTAGACGCAATACAAGGTGAAAGAGGGAGACTTGCAGATGCTTGATGAACCTAAATTTGACGCACCAATTCCGGGTATGTCATTGACTACAGAGGTAGGCAATAGACCTTGGCAACAACCACCACAGTATACTTCTACTCAAGATGTAGCGGATTACTACATGGAGAAACTAACAGGAGAAGACTTTACTGACAAGTTAATAGAAGTAGCTGATACAGGTGTACCCCTAACTACGATAGCGAATACCATTCAAATGAGTAGTGTAATGCAAGGTATACACAGTGTAGATTCAGGTATACTGGCACTACCTATTATAATGGAGATGTTACTTATGATAGCAGAGGCTAGTGGTGTAGATTATGATAGTGGTTTAGAAAAAGACACATTAAAACAACCTATGGAAAAGTACTCTATGATAAATAAAATGAAACAGTTTAAAGAGGAAGAACCTGTAGAGATGACTACAGAAGAACCCAATCGTGTTATGCCAGAGGATATAGAACCTTCTGGTGGTTTAATGAGTAGGAGACAGTAATGGCTATTAAGTTCGATAAAAATTTTCTAGCTGGACTAGGCGGTGGAATAGCTACAGGTGCAAATAAAGTTATACAAGCTGACCTAGCGGCTAATTCAGCAAAGGTATCAAAGATGGCAGGGTTTGCTGCTGAAAGAGCTTTGAAAAAACGAGATGAATATGATGCAGACTTAAAAGAGTTTGAAAAAGGAGTAAAACAATTATCGGGTAAATTAGGTGAGAATGGTATGGACACTGCTCAATTTTTAATATCTGAATATGGTTCTGTTGAAGCTGCTGAAGCAGCCTCTGTAAAATTAATAGAAAGAGCACAGGATATGGGTACTAGTGTCTATGAACAGTTAAAACTAAGAGGGGCAATAGAAAATCGCGTTAGTCCTACAGGTAGGCAGTTAGCATTAATAAATGTACCAAAGCCAACACTCGATGAAAAAATTACAATACGTAATAGTGGTTGGGCTAGTATTCTTCAAGGTGAAGATGCTTCAGATAAAGTTGAAAGAGTTAAACAGGAGTATCTATCATCAGCAGGAATAGGTAACATGCCTCAGTTAGAGGGTGATGTAGCACCTGTATTACAGGGCATACCCTCTGCCTCTATACGTGCTCTACCAAAAGATTTAAAAGAACAGGTAGATAGATCAAATATACGTATTACAGAATATGAAAGGGAAAGAGATAATTTACTTAAAGATCCTAAAGCAAATAAAGATAGGATAAAAAAACTAGATATGTTAATAGGTCAAAATATAGACACTATAAAACAGGCTAAAAGATTAACAGATTTAACTAAGACTAAAGATGTAGATGATAAGTGGAATGAAGTAACTTTAGAAATAAATGAATTAAGTAAACTAGATGTAAATGATACTATAGGTCCAAAACAAAAAGAACGATTAAAAAATCTTTTAGTAGATCAAACCCTTCTTGAAACTGCAATGGCTAGAAAAACAGCAGCTACTACAAAAGGAAAATCGGTAGTAGTAACTCAAACTCAAGCTATCTCTCGTTTAAAATTTCAAGAAGATGAAGTACGAACTGCGATAGGCTTTCCCAGAGGTACAAAGGCAGAAAATTATGCGCGTGTTTTTATGGAGAATTTTAAAGATGGAATGATAAATAAAGAGAGTCTTCCTCCTAGTATTATAAAGGATATAGATGATAATAAACCTCCAAAGGCAGGAGATATACATATGTGGGTTAATAACACTATAGCTAAAGCAAAAAGTAGAGAGATAGTTAACATGTTACCAAATGCAGATCCTGTTACATATAGTTTTCTTACAGATCAAGCAGGTTACAAAAGCATGGTAGATGTAAATCGTAATACCTCTTTACCTATACAAACTGATGGTGAGGCTGAGATTATGACTAAAGAACCAGCATTTAATTTAGGTGAAGGTAGTAATCAAACTACTGATATTAGAAAATCTATAGTTAGAAAACCTTTAGATGTATCTTTAAATCAAAATGCACAATTTAAAAACAGAATAAAAAGAAGAGATGAGATATTAGAAAGATTAAATGTAATTAAAAACGCAGGGACAAGTGGGTTTAGTAGGCGCGAAGTACAAGCATTAAATGTTGAGTTTGAAGATATTATGGGTCAGACAGTACCAGAATATAATGACAGTTTAACAGTGGATAGTAGTGCATTTATAAAAAAACGTAATAGTGGACCAGATCCTTTTGAGGAGAGAGGCACAGATGCCAGTGTTAAAAAACCATTAAGCACTAGTAATATAAGAGATGGTATGATTAGAGGATTGCAAAGATCTCCTAACGCAACAAAGAAACTTATAGCTTTAGTTAATACAAATAGGGGTAAGGCAGTATCTGATCTCATGAAAAATCTAACGGATCGAGGTGTTCCAGTAACTAGTGATATAGCTTCTGATATGTTAGATCAGATATTAACACGTATTACTAGCGAGTAGGATAGCTTAAATGGCTTTATTAGAGCAGGATAACATATTCTCTAATCTTGAAGTAGAAGAGGATCTATTGACTGATCCAGTTGCAGAGGACAATGTATTCTCTACTATTGAGATAGAAGAACAGGTAGAGGAAAAAGAAGAAGAGATACCAGTAGAAACGACTGCACCTGCTACTGTAGAACCTACTCAAGAACAAGTTATTAAACCTGTAGAAGATGACAATGTATTCTCTACCATTGAAGTAGATGAGTCCGATACTTCTCCAATTGAATATGGTAAAGGATATATTCCAAGTAAAGTTGGTAAAGTACCAGTACAAGAATACGCTGATAATCCTGAATTTATGGAAAAAGTAAGTGTATTTATGTCTAATGCTTTTGGTGAAAAAGGACAACAGCAAGAGGATGAATCTAATAGAGATTATATAGAAAGATGGCTCACTGAGAAACGTGCATTTGAAAATAATTCTTTGTACATGGTTCCACAAATAGATTGGTTACGTACTGCTAGTCAGCAAGAGCGTGAAAATTTTTATGATATATGGATTCAAACAGAATTTAACATGGCTGATTTTACAGAAGAAGGTGGGGGAGAAACTAAATCTGCAATAATGGATTTTGGAGTTCATACTTTATTAGATCCATTAAATCTTATAAGTTTATTCTTAGGTAAATTAGCTACAAGAGGAACTATGGAAGCTGTTAAACAAACTTTAAAAAAGTTTGGTAGAGAAGCTGCATTAAATTATGCAAAAAAACTATCTAGAAAAGATGCTCTAAAAGAAGGTGTAGCGACAGGTACATTTGTAGGTGCTGAAGTAGGTTTAAAAGATTTGGGTTTACAGAGAATAGAACAAGCTGATAAAAAAGAAGATGAGATTGAGTACGATTATGCTCGTGCTGGACAGATGGCAGGGTTAGGTTTTGGAATAGGTAGTGTTGCAGGAGGTGCATCTGGTTATCTTGGTAGCAGATCTATATCAAAACAGGTAATACAAATAGACGATATGGCTAGACAGGCAGCTGGTAAAAGATTAGAAGATACTAAAAAAGCTCTTATGGATAAAGAAAATAAAACAGGTTTGCCTGAAGATACACCTAGCTTTGATCCTATTGAGGGTGAGAAGCTAATAGAAGAACTTGCAAAAGTTAAAAGTCCAGAGTTACTAAGAGGTTCTTTAAAAACAGACCTGCATAAAAGAATGAGTACCCTTGCATTAAATATAGTAGAACAACAACAGCTACTAGGAAAACCTCTAGATATAAATCTAAATGAAAAAGCTAGTGAAGTAGTACGTAACATATTACTAACTACCAGAATGGGTAGGGACTCTTTAGGAAAAGAGACAGGACAAGTAGTGATAGACAGTGACGTTCTAGAAGGTGCACTAACTAAAGTAGGACTAACTGAACAGCAGTTTATAAACATAGCAGGTAAAAGTATTTCTGATTCAGGTGCGGATCTTTCTGCATATAGCCAGTTTGGTAAATGGCTTGTAAAAAATAGAAAGATAGATCCTGATCTAGACGCTAGATTAAAAGCATTAAATAGTACAAAATATAAAAAGACTGTAGGGTACTTAGGTAAAGTATATGATATATACAGAAGGGCTGATAGAGAACGTAGAGCTGCTGGTGTTATAGCTCCCTCTACTACGTGGGGTAATATTATTACTTCAGTCATCACTGCTCCCATACGTGCAGGTACTAACTTTATAGAGTCTGCGCTATATCATGCAGGTAAAACTATGTATCGTGCACGTAAAGGCGAATTTACAACAGCAGATGTGGGTATTGGTTTGAAAGAGATGGCTAAAGATTCGTTTGGATTGCTGTATAGATTAGCCCGTCCTATAGAGTCTGCTGAAATATCTCAAAGAGTACTATCTGGTAACAAGTCCCTACTCTATCAAATAGAAAGATCCATAGCTGATGCTAGTGGAGATCAGGCTGAAACATTAAGTGGTGTAGTAAGATTCTTAAACTCACTAAACATGATTCAGGATGTGTATGTTAGAAGGGCTGTGTTTTCCTATTCATTAGATAAACAACTAAGAAGACAGGGTATGAAAATAGATGATGCACTAGTAGGTAATAAGGGCGTTCCTGTTGCTATGCTAAAGAATGCTGTAGATGACTCTATGAAAGCAACCTTTTCTTACATGCCTAGATTTGGAGAGAGTCAGTCTGTAGCTGGCGTAGCTAATTCAGCAGGATACGCTATGGTTAAAATAGCAGAAGCTGTAGGTCCAGTAGTTCCTATCATTGGTACTGCTGACAACGCCTATCCAAGATTTTTTGTAAATGCACTAGCCTTTAACTTAGCACACTCTCCTATAAGTATGATAGATGGTGCTACTAATTTATTTAGAGGCATAACTAAAAAGCATTCAGCAGATATTGTATCTGCACAGAAAAAATTAAAAGTTAATCCTGACGATATAGAAGCAACTATATTACTTAATGATGCAAGAGATAAGATAGCTAAAGCTGTTGTGGGTACTTCCTTAATCTATGCTTCCTATAAATACAGAATAGAGAATCAGGATATAGAACCACAGTTCATTAAGAACAGTAGTGGTTTTTTAAGTGACATGTCTAAGTATATTCCATTAGTGCCATTTTTACAAGTGGGAGATCTATTTGCTAAATGGGAATTAGGAACGCTAGATAAAGTAGATGGCAAAGAACTTATTAAAAACTTTGCAGGAACCAGACTTAGAAATCCACTTAGCTTTGCTGCATTTGATGATCTAAGAGAGGTGCTAGAGTCTTCTGGAGAGGAAGGAAAAACATTAACAGGTGAACGTGTTGGAGAGATGTTAGGTGATTGGACAGTAAGAACATTTAATCTACCTCTAGCTGGACCTAGATTCTTAAGTGATATTTGGGCGCAGATTGATGAGGATGAAGCGTTAGCTAGAGATAGAAAACAGTTAGAGGGTGTTGGAGGATTAGAACGATATGGAGAGATAGTAAAAAAAGGCACTATGTACACTCTGCCGTTATTTAAACAACTTCTACCTGAAGCAGAAGATCCTACTAGAGAAGCAACTAGAATTAAACAGGCTCCTATTTATCGTGCTCTATTTGGTGTAAGCACACAAGAGAGAACTAGTGATCTAGAGAAAGAACTCGTAAGACTAGGTATAAAAAGCTATGAACTTGTGCCTAGAATGAAAGATGGTAGAGCTAAAGCATTAGTAAAAAGAGAGATGGGTGTACTAATGGAAGGTGAGTTCACTAGACATATTAACAGTGACTACTATAAAAAATTAAGTGACAGAGATAAGAAAATATCTTTTGATAATAAGTTACAAACAATGAGAAAACTTGCTAAAGAATATGCACAATTAAAAAGTTTTTATAAATCTGATGCTACTACTAAAATAGATCCATTCAACAGAGAAGCATTTGTTAATCTTCCTAAGAAAACAAGGCAATCTATTGATTACCTATTTGCAAGAAAGTACAATGGCAAGACTGTTTTAGATGTACAGGCAGAGAATAGAAACACAGATATATTTGGAGAAGCATTAAAGTTTGTAGACATTATAAAGAATCTTCAAAAAGCTTTATAACAAACTACCTCTTATCTCCGCTACCCTTTAGTGTACCTTTATTTAATCTAGCTTCTAGCTTATCTTTATTCTGTTTAGCTATGACACTCAGGGACATGTCAAGATCAGATGCCAGTGCTGCACAGTACCACAGTACGTCACCTATCTCTGATGCTAGTTGCTCCTTCCAATCGTGAGGCATGGTATCTTCACCATCCCTAATAAGTTTCTTTACCTTATTAGCTACCTCACCTGCTTCCCCAACCAACCCTAATGCTGGATATGTAATCTTATATTCCTTTGGATATATAGCTGTTGTCTGTGCTATCTTTTGGTAATCATTAAAATCTAACATTGCATATCTCTCCTTTAACCATTTAACTGCTGACCGTTCTAAGTTGTTCTTCATGCTTAACCTTTCTTAGTGTCTCAAAGTAGGCCTTGTTATAACCACGTTCCCACTCTCTAGATTGCATAGAGTTTTCTTTGTATGGGTTAGTATACTTTGCTCCTCTATAAAAAGCATCATAACCTCTACGCCACTGTATCTTTAGTGGTGCATCATGTTTAGTTAGTCCTCTACGCATGTTACTTCTCCCTGTTAATTCGGTTGATCAAGTTCTGTAATCGCCATATTATAACAATCAGACCTGACAACAAAGTTATTGTCACCATCTTTATCGCCTTTCTTTTTAAACACAGCATTATCAAAGTACTCTGTCTTGTCCTTACTACCTAAGAACCATGCAGTACTGAGATCTTTCTTAACACGTACAAAGGCGTACATGTCACACTTCTGTTTAGTATTTAACTTAGCTACAGAACATTCGTAGTGATTCAGTGGAGGTACACTTGTCTGCTTTGTCTTTACGTCTACTGTCTTACCATTGTCAAGCATGATGTCATAGTCGTAAGTGTTAAGCCACTTACCTCCCATCACTTTCAGAGCTACCTGCTCCCCTATGAAACCTGCTAGTGTACCTCCACCATTCAAGATGGACTGATGTAACAAGCCCATCTCTAACATCTTGTGCCTAGCTTCTACTACCATATCGTCTGTTATATCTAGTGCAATCATGTTCTGTACTCCTTATGTAGTTAAGTCAACAACTTCACACACCCCTGCTGAACAGGCTAGTTCCCTGCCTCCTGATGTGCCATCTTCCTTTTCATAGTCGGATAGCTTACTCCAATCTATTCTACTTGGCATACGCTTAACCATCTCCATGCATTTAGCCTTGTCTACCTCTTCATAAGGAGCTTGTGGGTATATATGATCGCTGTATGGTAAGAAGCTAATACCAGATACATCATCAAAGTTTTTATACACCCATGCTCCTACCTCCATCCATTCACTATCACGTACCGATATTGTAACAGATGGTTTGTGTTCACACCAGTGTGTTTGATAGGTTAGCCATAAATCTAATTGCTCTGTAGCTGTCATGTCATTACGTGTAACAGCACCCATTGGTGCAACAGTAGGAAAGCTAAAGACTGTAGTGTCCAGTGGGTTATCTTTTTCTGGTTCGTTAGGTATACCCTGATCAATCATAAACTGAGTCATAGGGTCTTTGTTATCAGCACGTACTGTCCTGATGTAGTATGGGCTATGCCTTGCATGAATGCCACTGGCACTGTCTACTAACTGTGACACAGTACCTGATGGCTTAACACAGGTAATAGCTACTGACATGTTAATGCCTATTGCTTCTGCTATCTCCCTATTAGTATCAACAGCTACCTGCTTTAGCTCCTCTAGCATATCGGGAAGACTGAGGCTTTGCTGTGTACCATTCAGCAATGGACAGTCCATGATACCAGTAAGAGATACACCCAATAGTCTTTCTTCTTCTGTGTTAGTCTTCCATATTTTACGTAGGTATTTAAAATCTGTAAGTGTAGATTGTAATGTACCTAATATAGTAGCTAACTTTACTTTCTCTTTAAGTGTCTTAAGTGTATCTGTATTACGTGCTACTACCTCTGATAAATTACAGAACTGAAATGGTCTTAGTATAATCTCAGAGCATGGATTACAACCAAAGGCATGATCACCATCCCTTCTACCATTTTTAGCTACCTGTTTATTAGCAGCTTGTCTGTTAAATATACCACGCTCCCCAGAATAACTTTCGTACAATGATGTCCACTCTCTAATAAAAGTTCCTATGTTGGGCTTACGCTCATAGGCTACGCTATTGTTGGCTAGTGTTCTTTGTGGGTTATGAATATACCACTCTCCTGATTTAGCGTGACGCATATCACCATCGTCAATGTCTGACAGGCTAATCAATGCACTACGTCTTACACCACCTACTACTACTACGTCACCTACTTTACACATAATGTCATGGCATTCTAGTGGTGTTAACTTACGACCTACTGCACCTTTAAACTTCTCAATGCAGAAGTTGAATAGTTTTTCTAGTGGCCCTGCTCCAGATGCCCTACCTCCAAACGTCTTTAATCTAGCACCAGCAGGACGTACCTCACTGACATCCCATGTAGGTATCTGACCAGAGTATAGCATAGCAATTAGTTCTTTGAGAGACTTAGCCCACCCGATACGAGAGTCTCTTACTTTAATTACTGTGTCAGAATTAAACAGTTGTTCATTAACAGTGGGCAGTTTCTCTACATAATCTTTTTCAACAGAGAAACCAACACCTGTGCCACACATAAGTACATACATGCATTCATCAAAGGCTCTTGGTGTATCTACTGTCAGGTATGAACAGTTATAGCTAGGCACGTGACACACATCGAGTGGTGCACCTGCTGTCATCAATGCTCTCATACTAGGCATAACATTCAAGTCCTGTACTGCATCTATTAGTTTCTTATGGGTATCATCTGGCATCATGTAACCATACTTATCTTTCACATAGTTCTCAAGGTAGTTGAAGTATCTTTCAACTGTCTCAAGCCAACCCTCACGCCTTTGATCTTCTTCCTTCCACCTAGCATAACGCGATAGTGCAATAAAGTTTTGGTAATCGGAACTTAAATAATTATTTGTACGCATAGCTATCTCTCCATATTTATTTTCAATGATGACACTTCTAGCCCACCTACATCATGGATGTATTCACGTAGAGCGTCATCTATTTCAGACGCGACATCTCCATCAGAAGGTACATGGTACTCTTCTTTGTTTATGTCTAAGGTTAAAAATACTTTTAGTTTCATATCTTCTCAGTCTCTTCTATTAGTTTATTAAGATACCACCTTGCTTTCTTAAGATCTTCAATAGGTTTATTCTTGTATTCATATCTCCATAGATATTTTATTACCGTACCTTGTAGGTAGTACTTGTATCCTACGTCAGTAGCTGCACCTATTGCGTCAATACATTCTATACCACTTTTGTTGTAGTGTGGTGGGCTATTTACCATGTCAGTAAAAGGCAGTTCAGGTTCAGTTATGGTAATTGTTTCGTCTCCTAGTGTCAGTGTTTGCATTACGCTGATCCTTTCGTTGTCGTATTAAAAGATAGGTGTATTACATTACCATCTACACTTGTTACCTGTGCAGTTACAGGTTCGGTAGTAGGTGTCTTTGGTAACGTGTCATTGTCATAGTCTGTTACATAGTTACTTATGTCTGTTCGTAGTACATCGTCATACTCCATCATGGGTACAGATGCACATATCATTTTAGTCAAATGCATTAGCTTTGTAAAGTCTTCTCCTGTTAATTTATGTTTGTCATCCCACATAATACATATATCTACATCACCATTCCATGTATCATCTACTATATGAGGACGCAATCGTATTGCAAAATCATTAGGATCAAACTCAGGATCTATATCGTCTGTCATGCAATCCTCCTTTTCGTACCTGTAAAAGATATAAACTTACTGTGCTTATTCTTTCCTTTTTCTTTAAGCCATTCTTCAGGTACAACCCTAGTACCATACCGAAAGTTATATTTGATACACCATTCTGCATACGTACTCTTGGCTCCCTTGCGTAACTTTCTCCTACTGTTCTCAAAGATAAAGCGTATGTCTAACTTAGGATGCTGTCTCTGTATAGCTAGATGCTTACGCCTATCAGCAGCAGTGAACATACCTTTAGACTCTATAATTATACCATTGTCTAATATAAAGTCAGGAGTATAGGTACGGTAGGCTAGATCTTCCCACTCTATCTTAAGACTTTCATAGGAAAACTTTACCTTTAGAGCCTTAAGTTCATCAGCGAGTTTCTTCTCTAAGCCTGACCTGTACCCATACTTTCTCGCATGAGAGAACCTTGCATAGTTCATCACGTGCTAGTACGCTCTGCCATTCCAGAATGAAAATGCACCAGAGCCTAGTTGATTAATACCATAGCCTAGAGTTTTTAACTCTTGACGTATTGTAGAATCAATATCTTTTCTAGCTTCTAATGCCACACGTAAAGAAGCAGTACGCTTCTCTTTGTACTCGCGTTTCATTTCAGATAGTTGTGCTTCAGCTTCTCTAATTGCATTCTCTAATTCTGTTACGTCTGTGTCCATTCTTCTAGCCCCTTTCTATTTTCGTTTTTACCATATGCCTCGTAGTGATGCTTCCCATCCCGAAACTGTCCATTATCTACAGCCTCTTTAACATCTGGGTTAGCATTAAGATAGTCCACTTCAGGAAAATCTTTCATACTGTACTCTCCTTCTCTATGTGCACGTAAGAAACTATCTTAGGTTCCTTTGCCCGTGACTTTAATGCTGGCAGTTCTTTCATCTCAGGCCAACAGGTCTTGCGGAAAGAACACCAGCCACACTCACTACCTAGTATTTTATTTCCTGTCAGCTTACCATTAAAGGTTTCGTCTACTGCATCAAAACAACGCTTGAACTCATTCTTATTGACAGTCTTCACTGTCTTGTTAATATGATACATTTCTTCCATCATGTCAAGTCCATTAGCAGGTACATATTTAAAGCTACCATTTGCTTTATTAACTACCCACCAACCACCAGCTTTAAGACCTGATGCCTTGGCATATCCTGCAAGTTGTCCCACATAACCAAACGAGTCATGTGCTTTTAATGTAGCGTAGTCTTTAAACTTATTTCTATATGACCAATCGGATGCAGACTTTATATCATCTACAGCACCATCAATCTCTATATCATAAGTACCTTTAATCTTAGTGTCTTGATCAGGTAAGTCTAGTTCTACTGTGTCTGCATCACCATACTCTACCTTCGCTTCTGTTAGTAGCCCTTTAAATATTGCTTCTACTATATCTCCTAGCATCATGTTCATTACAAAGTTACTGGGTAGGGGCAACGCTTTATCTGGTTGGTTCTTTTGAAACCAGAGTTGGCAAGAGGGTCTACCTATATTAGACATCCTCAAGCCAAACTTCCCACGTTTATTTCCCCCACCAAACTGACGAGCTAGTGCGTCCATGACATCCTTACCAATACGTTGTATAGTATCTTCAGATAACACAGCCTTACCATTGGCTGCATCTGTCATGTACTGCGCTAGTGCCAGTTCAGCAGGATGATTCATTACGCTACTG